TTTGGTATTCCGCATTTTCAACACCTACGGCAACACAATTGATACTTGGCGGCATTACATCTTTGCCAAGCAACGGTGTGCCTTACTCTGCTGGTCAAACACTTCCAACAGTCAACCTGCAAATTCCTGCTGGCAACTGGTATCTGTTTTCTCGTCTGGTCAACCCAATTGCTACTAGCGAGTATTCCCCGGCATCGACTGTGTTTAACTGGAGACCAACAACCTTTCAGTATGTTGAACGATACATTGCTGTGGCCTATGCTGACAACGCAACAGGTACAACAGGGTTTAGCACAAACCCCCGTAACAAAACATATTACGGGTTGTTAAACGTACCAACAGCCAACGGAAGCACAAACCCTGCTGACTACACATGGTACGCAGGTAGTTTTGGAACAAACAATTATTTGTTGTATGCCAACAGAACTAACCGCAAGTTTAGTTTTGCTGTGGGTAATGCTGGTTTTGCAAACTTGGGTGGTGCGTTTGTTCCATCAGTTACTTCTGTGTATGACTCATCTGTTTGGGGTGCATTGGAAGATGGCCTTAACTTTATTGACCTTGACCAACGAACAGGACAATTGACGCAAGCGGGAACAACGGCTATCAGTTCGGCTGATGGCTTGTTGAACGTGACTAACAACACTAGCGGCTCAATGGTTGTGTCATTGGAAAGGTTCTTAAACTTTGGCTCTGGTGTTTACTCTAAGTCATTTAATGCTGCAACATTGACTGTTGACATTTTTGGTCGTGTAGTAGGCTTTACTGAACAAGATGAATTCTTTTACACAGAATCAGTTTTTGTTGCTACAGCAGGGCAAACATCATTCTCTGTCACTCACGTTGTTGGCAACATCCTTGTGTTTAAAAATGGCTGTCTGTTAGATACCAGTTTGTACACAGAGACAACGACAACAGTTGTATTGACCACTGCCTGTACTGTTGGTGAAATTGTGATTGTCTACAACATGAGAGCAGTTAGCACAAGCCAATACTACGAGGTGCTTGGGACAACCATTGCATCAAGCGGTTCAACCACCATTGTCTATGGCGATGCAACGGACCAAATCATTGAGGCTGGTGACAAGTTGTGTTTTGCTGCTTCGCAACCAGACGCTGCATCTACACAGACAACATTTACGGTTCAGTCGGTAAACGTATCCACAAAGACAATCACGTTCACAACTACGATATCTGGTGCAACAGCGGGTCTTGGTGTATTTAGGCAACGTGCTGCTGGCTCTGCTTACAGGCCGTTTAGCCGCTATACGTTTGACCTGACAAACGCATCTTCAATTGACCCGTCAACTGTTACCGTGCGTAACGGGTTTGAATCTGTGTATGTCAATGGAACTCAATTTAGAGAGATTGACTATGACTTGTCGGGCAATGCAATTACAGGCTTCCCGGCCAACGTGACAGGCAAAATGACGCTTATCATGTACGCAGAGAACAACCTCGGCATCCCTGCGTCTAACGTGACAAACACTGTTGCCTATTCAGTAAGCGGCGCATTGACATATCCGTTTACAAGCAATCCTTTGGCGCTTGAAATTTACGCTAACGGCGTATTGCTTGCCCAAGGCAGTGGATTGGATTACACGGCAAGCACATCAAACTATAATTTGGTAACGGCATTTAACAACAACTTTACCTTGTTGAATCAGCAAACATTTGCCAGAGATGGCGCAGCATAAGGACGCAACATGACCCAAGCTTTTAACTTGTCGCAACTTGCGAACAACCTAAACACAGCAGGACAGCTAGATGCCGCTGACGGTCTTGTAAACGCTGTTCCTATTGCCAACGGCGGCACAGGAGCATCTACAAATTCTGCTGCCAGAACCAATTTGGGCTTGGGAACAATTGCAACTCAAAACTCAAATTCTGTATCTATTACGGGCGGTTCAATATCAGGCATTACAGATTTGGCTGTTGCCGATGGCGGAACTGGCGCATCTACGGCGGAAGATGCAAGAAGCAATTTAAGTGTTCCATCAAACACAGGAGTTGGCGCATCAGGAAGTTGGGGAATTAATGTTACGGGAAGTGCAGCAACCGTGACAACTATT